TGGTGTAATACCAACATCACCACTACTATTTAAATTAACAGCACCACCACCAGTAGAGTTCAAATTAATTAGACCAGCAGTTAAAGTTGTTATACTACCTCCTTTTCCAGTAATAGCAATATCACCACTTCCAGTTGAAGAAGCAGTAGAAATAGTAATACCACCTCCATTTGATACTAAATCTAAATCCGTTTTTACAGATTGAATGGTTAAAGGGTTCGTATCCACCGCATTATCAAATTGTAAAAATCCACCACCTACACCTTGTAAAAACATTCTAAAAGATTTCATAAGATTAGAAGCGTCCCACCAGTTAAGGTTTAATTGTCCCCCACTATCACCATTTACTAACTGGGTTTGTTGTCTGCGACCAGTTCCAGTATTGTTCTCACCACTATTTAAAATAATATAACCACTACCAGTGTTAGAACCTTGTGTTTCTGCGGTAATAGCATTAAATCCAGTTTGGACTGGGTCTGGACTATAAGGTGCTTGAATAGTCATAGCACCAGCGGTAAATTGAGAATAACGCCCATCAAACCCAACATTTCTTACTTCTAACAAACTTCTTGTTAAAGTTGTTTTTTGCGTATCTTGACTTGTAGTATTATCACTTTCTCGTAAAATAATACTTTGAGGTGTGCCTTCGTTATAAAAAGCGGTTGTTGGTTGATTTAATAATAAAGTATGTAGAGCATTAGTTAAATAGTTTTGTTTTACATTTGTAGGGTCTGTATTATTGTTTAATAACATTTGACTATTATCAAGTGTATTACTTAAAGTATTAGCACCATTTCGTATAAAAAGAGTTTCACTATTATCCATTACGACATTACTATCAAGATTAATAACCGCACCAGTTTTCGCACCAATATTTATTGTTCCAGTTCCACTTGAAGCAGTCGCACTAATAGCAAGATTACCACTTGTAGTATTAAGAGCATTTCCATTCAAATCCAAAGGTCTAAAAGAGTTATTGTCGTTTGTTGCTCCATTAAAATTAAACACTTCACTAATTACTCCATTTACAGAAGAAAAAATCTGTATAGTTCCATCTTCATTACCACTTGCTATATTTTCAGTTTTTACTTGTAATCTACCAAACTCCGTTTTTTGCCCTCCTCCATCATTACCATAGAAACTAACTGAACCAAGAGTTTCTTGCGTTTGAGCGTTTCTACCACTTTTATACAATTCACAAGTAGGGAAACCGACATTAAGAGTAGCACTCGTATTATTATTGTTTAAAGTAAGTTGAGGGGCAGTAAGACCACCAACGCTATTTGTAGTAAGACCAATATTAGCACTCGCACCAGTAGCAGTGTTTCCATTTATTAATACTTGATTTAAAGTATTGGTTGAACCACTTGAAGCAAGTATTTCCGCCCAAGTTCTCGTAGTAGGAGTTCCAGCAGTAGTAGGCAAATAAGTCAAACCATTCTGGGTAAGGGTTGCCGTCTCACCAGTAGCGACAATATTCAAACTAACAAGTGGGTTCGCACTTGCGTCTGCGGACATTCTTGCTATTCTCGTTTTCGCAAGATTGTTGTCGTTTGCTTCAAAAGTATCATTTACAACCAAAATATCTGTGGTTGCTGGTAGTCTCAATGCTGGGGTTGCTTGTTTCAAAAGATAGAAGTTCTCCCAACTCACATTCACTTCTGGGTCGCCGTTTGCGAATGTTTCCGTAATGCCTTGATTATTAATAGATACTCTCGTTTGATTAGGAGGGTCGTTTAATTCATTAAAAATTACTAAACCCATAACAGCATTCGTAGAGGGGTCAATATAAGAGTTCAATCCTACTGACTGGTTGCCGTCTTGTGTTAAATATAACAATCTTGACCCTTGTAGTAAAGTGGTTGAGTTGTTTTGGTCTGTCGTTCCGCTCATTTTATATATAGTGAATATATAAAAAAATCAATTTTGATACACTAAACCTATCCGCTTCCAACATATTGATAAGAAGTAGGAGTAGCATTAAGGTTCTGGAAAGTAAATGTTCCACCAGCACCTTGACTTACTAATTCAGTCATTATATTTATACTATATATTCCGCTACTTGTTCTACCATTTGGATTTACAATTTGAATACCAATATCATTAGCAGTAGCAACATAAACCATAATATATCCACTTCCCATTGACCCAGTTGAAGTTATTTGATGCGACCAAAACCATCTTCCCAAAGGGGCGTAGGTTGCGTTTGTGTAATTGAAACTGGTGTTTCCGTTAATAGCGTTTGTTGCTGGGTTATTAGATTGTGTTGAAAGGTCTTGCGATGTAGCGACTTGACTATTTATTCTTGCTGGATAAATATCCATCATTGTATCCAAAGTATAAACTGATGCTCTACTTGCGTATGATACAACCAAATTAAGTTTTATTGTGTAAAACATATTAACACCCCAACTTGGGAAAGTAGAGTTTCTAATATTAATTGTTGTTGGGTATGCTTGGGTAATATTATCACCAGTCGCCCAAAAATAAGGTTTGGGACTACTTCCTCCTCCACTTCCGTTCGCAAGGGCGGTAATTCTTCCATTACTATCTATCGTCATATTGGTGTTTGTGTATGACCCAGCAAGAAGTTTCGCACCAGTGTAAGCACTTACTTGCGATGTGCTGTCGCCAGAAAAAGTAGCAGTCGTCATAGTGGTCGCAAGAGTGAAATTATTTGTTCCAGTCCAAGTGTTATTTAACGGCAATATATTAGTTCCAGCACTCCCATTCGCAAGGGCAGTTATTCTTCCATTCGCATCTATCGTCATATTGGTATTTGTGTAAGAACCAGTCAAAGCACCAGCACCAGTAAAGGCACTTGTCTGTGATGTGCCGTCAGTAGAATATTCTACACTATCAGTAAGTAAATCTTGGACTTCCGTTGTATCAGCAACCAAAGAAATCACACTTGCCGTTTCATTGTTGGTGATAGTGAAATCACTACCGCTTTGAGTTATGGTTGTAGTATTGGTTGCTACTACTGGGTCTTCAATTGTGATTGAATTAAAGGTAGGGTTTAAACTACCACTACCATTGCTAATTGCTGTGATTCTTCCATTAGCACTCAAAGTAATATTTGCCGATGTGTAAGAACCAACCAAAGCACCAGCACCAGTGTAAGCAGATACTTGCTCTGTTGAATCCAAAAAATTAATAGAACCATTGACTCCATCAAATACCAAATCACCAGAAAGATTTATATTGTTGTTAATATCACTTGTTCCATTAACTACTAAATTAGTTATTGACGCTGTTCCGCTTGAATTAAAACCAACAAGATTCAAAACTCCTTGTGCGTTGGGGTAATTTACAAAAGTTCCACCGCCACCGCCTCCACCTTGCGAGGTAGATGTAGTGCCGATGAACTCATTCACATTGAATATGGGAAGTGTCTCTGTGGGTGGTGGATATGCCGACATTAATATATATTGTATCAACATTATATTTTAATACTATTAACCCTTTTTAAAGGTGAGATGGGAATACCTTACTGGTGTTTTTTTGGGAAAGTCCTTTGTGTTAAAGATAGGTGTGGGGCGGTCATAGGTCGGCGGTTTGTATTCCATTATATAATTAAGCAAAGATAATTATTTGGATTAAATGCCGAAATTATTATATCGCCATACAATATAATCCTAAATGCCTCGTAAGAAGAAAGAACCAGAACAAGAACCAGACGGAAGAATTGTAAATATGTATGAAAGGATTCCAAAAGAACTATTAGACAAAGCAGAAAATCCCAACTTCCATCTCCATAAACTCAAAATCCCCTTTCGTATGTGTGTTGTTGCTCCTTCTGGGAGCGGAAAGACCAATTTTGTAGTCAATCTCATAGGACTATTTAGCAAAGGCAAAGGCACTTTTGCCGACATTACAATCATTACCAGAAACAAGGACGAACCCCTTTACAAATGGTTGGGACAAAAGAGTGATAGTATCCAAATCAAGGAGGGTCTGGAAAACACTCCCCAGTTAGACAAGTTTGATAAAGAGGAAAACCACTTGGTAATTTTTGATGATTTAGTTTTAGCAAAGGATTTATCCAAAGTAGAAAATTACTACATTAGAGCAAGAAAACTCAATTGTAGTGTGATTTTCCTTTCCCAGTCCTATTTCAAAATACCCAAAATAGTCCGTAATAACTGCTCCTATCTGGTATTGCTAAAATTGAGCGGTCATAGAGAAATCAATATGATTTTAAGCGAAGGCGGTCTTGGCGTTGATAAAGAAGACCTTATGAAAATCTACGAATACGCCACATTGGAAAAGTTCAGTCCCCTCATCATTGACTATGAAGAAGAAATCCACAACCGATACAGAAAGGGTTTGCTGGAAATCATTGACCCCAACAGATTTATGAATACAAGAAATATGAGGGTTGAAAATACAATGGAATTGAATCCAAAGTAAATTAGTAGGGGGGTAAAATACTTCTCTGTATGTTTTTGTTTTATAAACTAAATTACAAAACAAAATATTAGATTACATTCCCAAACTCGCCATCTCTATGAGTATCTCATTCACCTCCCTTCTTGGAATACGACCATCTTTGGCGAACTTCAAAAGCGTCAATTTGAATCTCTTCAATAAATCCTTATTATCATTACCAGCAAGGATTTGACCCCTCATCTTCTCAAAATCCTCCATATCCTTTGTTTCAGCATCTTTGTCTGGCGAGGGGATTTGAGCGTCCATCTTCGCAAGTTTTTGAATATTATACAAATACCTTCTGTCGTCTTGGTTAAGAGCATTGATGTCGTCATAGGAAGGCAAACCCCCACCAGCAATTTTCGTCAAAACATTCTGGACTTCCTTACCTATACGCCTTGCTGGGATTTTATGGATACAAGCACCACTATCAAAACGAACTACACATTGTCCGTCCTTTAACTTTTGCTTATCAATCACATAACGACCAAACTTGGCGAAGCGTTCCATAGGAGGGATTCCTTGTGTTGCGACTATGGTAGGGGAACTCTTACTCTTAACAAGTCCTCGTCCTTTGATGCCTTTTCCTTTAATACCAGCACCAGCAACCGCTTGAAGCATCTCGTTCAACATTTCTAATTTGTCTGGATTTTGGGCGAAAAATGAACCAAATGTGCCGATTGATTTGCCTTTGGTTTCTGGAAATGTGCTTCCATCTAACCATCTCAAAACCCTTTTTCTATCACTCACTTGGTCTTTTGATAAAGGTTCTTCAATTATTTGTCTCCTTATTTCCCTTACCATTGCTCGTCTTACATTCGCCCATTCTCCCTTTGGAACATTCGTCATATTTGCTAATAAGGGTAAGGGCATTTCACCAAACTCACTTGTAAAAATACCAGCATCTCCTTCTAATCCTTCTGTCTTCTGTGCGGATTCACTTGCGATTACTTGCTCTGCGATTTCTGCTGGGGTTGCTTGGAAACCACCAGTAGTCATATAATTCTCCTTAAACTTCTCAAAGAACGGCATAAAAATACCCTTCGTAAAACCGAACTTGAATCGCTTACTTGCTTCACTACTAACTGCTCCAAACTGCTCTACTAAAAACTTCTTGTCGTCATCGTCCATATTAATCACAATGTCGTTTGCTGAACCCATATCAGTGATTTTACTTAACTCCCTAATAAGTAATTGAGAAAGTTGTGCTTTATCAGCAGATTTTTCAGTAATGGTGCGGTTGTCCTCTATTTGTGCTGGTTGGGCGGTTTCCTTAAAAAGTTGGTTTGCTTGTAGATTTTTGGAATCTATCGCAATCTGGGTTCTTAAAGATGCTAAATAACGCTTCTTAAACTCTTCGGCAGATATTCTGGGTGCGGACATTATATACTTACCAGTAGATAAAAATTATTACAAAAATACTCTTTATCTTAACCCCCCAAATTAAAATTATTCTTCCATTAATTCTTCGGTCGGTTTCACAAACTCCTTCAATCCCCAGAATCCTTTCTTGTTGCTATATTCCCCTTTGATGCGACCCATCGCCTTCAATTCCTTATTGACCTTCTGCGAACTTGTCCCAGCAAATCCATTATTCGCTAAAATACTCTTGATTTTCTCGGCACTACAAAACCACTCTCCTTCACCCTTGCCTTTCCTTACCTCTGGCGTTCCCTCAAATATAAAGCAATCCAAAAGACCTTTCCTCAATTCCGTAGTCCCCTCTTCGTTTTCATTCTCCTTGTCTTCCTCCGCCTTCACCAACTCTACTGGTTTCGCAAATGCTTCATACAAAATCATAATGAAGGCATTCGCCCACTCTTCGCTTCTTGCCTTGTCTTTTATGGTTGGGTCTGCTGGTAAGTATAGTTTCAACAGAAAGTCTGGTTCTCCGTCCTTCTTGCGTTTGTCTATTTCTGCTTGGGATTTGAATTGAATACTACTGCTAAACTGGTAAGCAGTTTCCAAACAATCTGGACTACTAAATGGGGGCAAGTCATTACACATCATCATTGCCCTTGCTTGAATACAAAACTCTACTGGGTCTTGATACAAACCTCTTGCCCTATGACTATCACCTCCACTACATAGGCGTTTGAAAATCTCACCATTTACTTTAACAGCATTTCCACTACTATTTTCTGGGACTTCTTGTGAAACCGCCAGTCTCGCAAATTGTAGGGGCAGAATCCAATAGTTCTCCTTCTCTACATCACCAGAAGGGCGTTGTTTCATCAACAAATTAGCAGACTGAATAATGGCGTAGTATCCACCAATCGCATTCTTACTTAATATTTCCAGAACTCCCTTACCACAATTTCGGTTTCCCATATAGGTCGCCCAACTCTTATCCTCTACACACCCAGCAACACCTCTCGCCAAGAAACGCATTGCTGTATCATATTTCGTATTGAATAAATGTTTCAACAAATCCTTTTCTATGGTTTCCATTGCCGTCTTGTTAGGGGTAGTAAAATACTTACCAAAATTACGATGTATAATGACTGGGGTGAAAATCTCTATCTTCTGCTGTTTCAATTGCTCCCAAGTCTTAAACCACCGCTCCTTGAAGTCCAAAACGCCATCGGTGAAGCATAGGCGATACTTCGTAGTGCTGTGAAACTTCTTATACAATTCTGGGTCAGTATTTTCTTGCTTCACTCGTTTCATCAAAGCATTGGTGAGTGCCTTTGCTCCACCATCATTTCTACTATGAGGCAGTCTGTCCCCTTTTTTACTTACCCTATACAAATCACATTTCATAAAATAGTTATAACAAAAACATTCCACATCTTCCTTCTTACAAACCCAAATGTTTCCACTCTTCATAAAGTATTGCCCTTCATAATATAATACTATGTGTTTGATATTTTCCCAGATTTTTCCAATCGCATCTTCATCATCTTCAATTTCACCCTTGTAGTATGTTTCTTCTATATTATCATTTTCAACAATCGCAGACAACGGCGACACTTGCTCCGTCTTGCGACGCTCAATCACATTATCCAAAACACCTTCCAGTCCCTTGACTACAAACTCCACATTCTTGAATCCAGTCTTGGTGCGGACATATTCATTCATTTCTTTCAAACTACATTCAAAATTGATTTCTGGCGATGGAGGTGGTATGGTAAATCCGTCATATCCCCAATCCACTATGCCTTTGGGAATGACCTTTGCTTCTATCAAATATTTATACGCCTTGTAAGTAATTTCATTCTCAATCACTCCACAGAAATACGACATCACTCTGTTCTTCCTACTCCAAAGTGTAGTGCTATACTCCGCCGAACCTTCAATTAAGGCAAGTTCTTTTCCACAAACAATATTTTGTAGTTCTGTATTACTCGCATAAACCAAGTCTATAATTTTCTGTGTTGTATCCAAAAAGGCGGAGTAGTATGGGTGAGTTTTGGTAGTATTACGCAACGCCTTCGGTCTGCGGATTTCCACATCTTTTCCTTCCAAGTTGCGTTTCTTCCCTTGCTCTATGTCTTTCGCCCAAGCACCAAAACCACCGCCATAGATGGTCTTGTTAAACAACCACTTTATATCACCCTTCTCCAAAGGTTCTTCCTCCTCTACACTATGGTATTTAATTAAGCATTCGCACACATCGTCAAAATCCGTTATGACTTTGTTGTATGCCTTCATATCTACTCCATTCTTCTCCCCCAATTCATTCAAAATCGTCATATGTCCCTTCCGTTGGTCTATATCTATCCAATTTTGATATTTATAAATTGTGTTCTTGATTACTCTCGGCATTGCGATTAAAGCGGAGTAGTATTTCTTAAATAGCGGATTAGCAGTAGGCATTTCACCTTGCTCGTTGGCGACCATTTCGTCCGTAGTCCAACCATTCTTGTAGCGGTATTTCTTGGGGATTTCGGCATATCTCCGCCCCAAATTGCCTTTCCTCGCCTTCAAAACATACTTCAATTGATTGTCCGTAATTCTATCTATCAGTTTTCCAAACTCCGTCCTACTCTCCGCAGAAACCACTTCGTTTCCATACTCATCTTTGGTTCGGTCGTCCAAAATAAGTCTCGCCAGTTGTAGGTCTATGTGTTCCGCCATCTCCCCTTCTATCAATGTGTATTTTTGCGTTGATAGGGCAGTTGTGTTGATTTTCCAGTCTTCAATAAACTTCATATTGTATGCTTGATATAATATGAGGGTTGCTTTTAGATTGTTTTCAATCTTATATTATATTTCCTCTAATTTCGGCGTAGGTTCGGCAATCTCCTTTTCGGTCATATCTGCTAAAAACTTACACAAATGCTCCTTCAACTCTGGGTGGGATTGTATGATGGGTTTGAACTCCAACCAGCATTTCCATACATCGCCAGACGCAGACCCCCATTGTTCGTAAAACGCCTCTGTAATCGCCTCTGGGTATTTGATTCGGTAATGCCTCGTTCGCTCCATCTCATTCAAATATTCCTTGTTCTTATGGTGGTATTGCCTCTGGTAAGCATTTCTATCCAATTGGACTTCATTTACGACTTTCTTCTGTCTCGGCGGTTTCTTTGATAATAACATCTTTACATTATAACAAGTCTAATGTTTAAGTATGTTTCATAATTATTGATTTATTCCCCCAACTTTTCCCAGATTTTTGGGGGATTTGGGCGTTCCCAAGAAGTCCCATAGTAAAATATATATTTCACCAATATCGTTTTTCATAGATTTTTGTATAGGACTCTTGGGAGTCGCCTTTTGGGGGAGGGAGTTGGAGATATTTGGGGGAGGTGTTTTTTGAGTGAATGAGGGGAGTAAGTATAATACTCTATACTTTCTACTCCAAAAATTAGAGTATATTATAAATATACTATAAGAACCCTTATAGGATAAACCCTTAAAGAAGCACTTAAAAGTGCCTACTATTAGGAACACCAATATTTTGTATTCCCTTTTTTCTTTTCTCCGCATAAAATATAATGATGAGACGCACAGCACTTTCAACTCCTCTCGCTATGGGTAAAGATGTAGATGGTGGTTTGGTTTGGAGAGGTTTTTCTCCCAGAACCGACACTGGTCGCCTACCAGTAGATAGGTCAGTAAGTATTCCCTTTCGTTTTGGAGGTTCAAATGTAAGGTTTTACTATCCTTCAAAATAGTTTTAGCAACATAATTTTAATCTTTGTAATGTGTATAGTATGCGAACCATAGTGCTGAACGAGACGAACATAGTTGGAGCAAACAACAACTCTTTAATTTACCAATTCCCTTCTTCCGTAGATTTGACTGGTTGTGAGGTTGCGGTTTCCAATATTACAATGTATTATAGTTGGGATAATATCAATAGCACCACATTACAGAACAACATTTTTTCATATACTTGGGTGAGCGGTGCTACGGCAACTACTTACCAAGTTGTTATTCCCAATGGTTTGTATGAATTAAGCGATATTAATGCTTACCTCCAATTTGTTTTTATTCAAAACGGACACTATTTAGTGAATAGTGGCGGACAGAATGTTTATTATGCGGAAATGATAATCAACCCTACCCAGTATGCCGTCCAAGTAAATACTTTCGCTGTCCCTACTTCCTTACCAGCATCTTGGACGAATCCAGCAAGTTTGGTTTTCCCTACCACAACATTCAATCCAGTTTTAACATTCCCAGCAAGATTTAACGAAATAGTAGGGTTCGCTGTTAATTTCTCAACGGCAATCAACACTGGTGGAGGCAACACTTTGTCTTATTTGTCTTCGGTCGCACCGCAACTCCAACCCAATTCGTCCCTTTTGATTGCGATGAGTGGTATAGACAACAAGTATGCGAATCCCAATACCATCATTTACTCCGTTGCTCCCAATGTGGGTTTGGGTGAATTGATAGTTGAGAAACCAGCACAATTTAACTTTAACAGATTGTTGAGTGGAACTTACAATCGTTTGCTGTTTCAGTTTTTAGGAAATGACCTTAACCCAGTGGTTATTAGAGACCCCAATATGACTATTATTTTGGTTATTAAAGACCAAGACGATGTGTTTGCTGATTTGGGAGCATCAAGAAGCGGAGGAACTGGTGCTTTAACTCACCAGCAAAATAGTAGAGGCGGTCATTCCGCATCGCAACATAATACGGCGATTGCTGGTAATGGAATGAGGCGTTTTTAGGGGAAATAATAATTTCTTTGCTTAATTATATACAATGAATATCGGCGGTGAAATGACGGAGCAGAACCTATCTCGGCACTATGAGGATTTTAGCAAAGAGGCATCAAGACTGATGAATGAGTTGAAGAACTCAAAGGAACACAACGAGGAGAGGGAGATACAGAAACAACTTACCATCGTCCAAAGTATTAGCACCAATATAATAAAACTACGCAATATCAAGAAAAAGGCAAAAGACAAATTATAAAATCTTTGCTGTTTGTATAGAATGGTATATTTAGCAAGACCGCATACAATCCAAAACCGAGTGGTTATGGCGAAGATGAAAGGAACTGGAATGGGTAGTGTTTTACTGGATACTGGTGGTGCTGGTGGCGGAAGTTCGTATGCCTCTATGGAGGATTATTTAAGAACAACGCAGAGGGGCAAACAGATGGGATTTGGTTTAGGCGGAGCAATCCAGAAGAAACTGGAAAGTCTATCCATAAAACCAGCAGACCAAAAATACAAGAAGAAGAAACAGAATATCCAATTTGACCTATAAGGTTTAGAAATAGTGTAATTACGCCGATTTTTTATCTCGGCGTAATTTATAAATGTCTGGCGATACACTCACATACGACTTGTCTTCTATGACCGAAGGAACTCCCCAAGTTTTTGTTAAAAAGGATTGGTTGAATATCTTGGATAATCAGTCTGGTAATTATCAAGGTAATCAGTCCGTTGTTGATACTTCGCAGTTGGCGAACTCCAACAAGTATATGAATTACAGAGAGGCGTATTTAGCAGTTCCTATGCTACTTACCGCCACCACCAAAGATTCTACTGCCTCTTTTTTCATAGACCCTACTGCCCCCCTTACTTCTATGGACTACTCAATTGGTTTGAGAAATTGGTTTGGTAGTATTATCCATTCCTTTACTTTGGATTACAACGGAACTACGATTATTCAGCAAACTCCCTTTGTTTCTATGTATAATTGTTTCCGTTTGATGACGACACTCTCCATTAGCGACATCATTATCAATGGTGCTGATATGGGTTTTTACCCAGATGACCCTCTTTCTTGGGGTTTCTCTTCTGCTGGTAATGCTTCTGGTAAGGGAACTTACAACAACGGAAACTTTATTGCTCCTTCAAGAGTAAGTGGAACTCATACTGGATACAAGACTGGTAATGATGGTTTCCTACAAAGACAGATGTATATCAATTTTGACCCCACATTGGGAGTTAATGCTGGTGGTGCTCCTGCTCTTGCTGTTTCTGGTGGTGGTGCTGGTGCTTCTACTTTTGGTGATGCTTACTCTACTCTTTTGACTGCCCCAAACACTTCCGCCCAGTATAAGTCATATGTTTTGACGAAGACTGCTTCTGTTTTCCAGATTGCTATTATGGCGACTATTCACTTGAAGCATATTCACAATTTCTTCCAGAATGTCCCTTTATTGAAGGGTGTGTTTATGAAGATGACTATTAACTTGAATCAGTCCCAAGTTGTTATTTCTTCCGTAGATAATGGAACTGGTTTCACTACTGGTGGAAATACCACAAGCGTCCAATCTGCTTTGGGTGGTGTTTCTCCCATTATGATTGCTTCTGCTGGTTCTAACACTGGTGTTGTTGCTCCTGCTGGAAGTTTAATCCAACAAGCACAAGGCAGTTCGCAGTGCTTTCTTTTTGATACTGGTGCTGTTGCTGGAACGACCATTGTCTCTATTGCTGTTGGTCGCTCTGCTCCTTCTACCCAGTCCTCTCTTGCTGGTGTCGCCACCTCTGGTTTCAATCAGTCAATTATGCTCTATGTCCCAGCATACACTTTTAACCCCACATACGAAGATGCTTACTTGTCGTCCCCAGTCAAGACCATCGTCTATACCGATATTTACCAATACCAGTTCAATTGTGAAGGTGGAAGTGCTGGGTCATTCAATCAACTTATCACCAACGGCATTGCGAATATTAAGAGTGTGTTAGTAATTCCTTACTACAAGTCTGCTGATAATGGTGGATACTTACCTTACCAGTCCCCTTTTGATGACGCTGGTGCTGGAACAACCTCTCCCCTTTGTTTGCTTACCAATTTCAATGTTGTCGTTGCTGGTGCGAATATGATTTACAACACCCAGAAATACTCATACGAGCAATTCCTCAATCAGTTGAGAGGTTGTGGGTCGGTAAATGCTGACCTCACCGATGGTCTCACTTCTGGTCTTATTAACAAGTTGGGTTTTGAGTCCAAACAGACATTTTACTATGTTGATTGCTCTCGTATGCTCCCAGTAGAGGAGGCAGTTCCCAAATCGGTAAGCATTATCGGTAATAACTCTTGCGAGAAGGCACTCACTTTCTTCGTCTTCATTGAATACGGAGTCCAAGTATCTGTTGATGTCTTAACTGGTGCGAGAGTTTAAGTCAAATTACCCTACCACTAATATACTTCTCTGTATGTTTTGATTTTGAAAAGATATTTAGAACAAATACTTTATCTCATTGTTTAGAATTAGTCATCTTATAGCATTTTATTATCTCCAATGATAATATAATGGAAGCAGTTAGAATACGAGCATCGCCCAAGCAATTATCAAGATTGCGAAACGGACACAAAGTTAGTGTGAAACCAGCAATGGAAGGTGAGGGTTTAGTGTTAGTCATTGACCCTTCCCAATACAACCAAATCAGCAAAACATTTAGCAGAGGTAAGGGAAAGGTGGTTCAGTTGTCGCCAGAGGAGATTATGGCGAATAGAGAAATTGGCGGTGAAGGTATTTTTAGCACATTGAAGAAAGGTGCTTCATCACTCGCCAAATCCAAAATCGGCAAGAGTTTAGCGAAAACTGCTATTGATACGGCAGTTGCTTCTGCTGGTGCTTCTGGATATGTTCCCCCTTCTGTTGCGAAGGCACTTGGTAAGGAAGCGAAGTCGCAAGTAGATGGTTATGGTCTTATGGATACTTTGAAGAAGGGAGCAAAATCCCTCGCCAAGTCAAAGGTAGGGAAATCCCTCGCCAAGACTGCTATTGATA